ATTTTCAGATAACTTCCAATCAATTATCTTGCTCATACCTAAAACCTTAGCACCAGTATATAAAACTTCTATGCTCCTTGACGCTCTATCAAAATTTTCATTTTCTGGTGGATTAAAAGTATCGTCTTTTTCAATTGTTTTTTCTAACCCTTGTTCTGTTTTTTTAATTTTAAATACTTGGTTTGTATATGTTTTGTATTCAAAAAATAAAACAGGTATAAGATTATAATCGTCTTGGCCAGCGTAGTTTCTAACGTAGTTAACATAACTTGAAGGTCCTTTATATTTTTGTATTTCTTTTAAATCTTCTTCTGTTAATTGAGGGAATTGTCTTTTAACTTCTCCTATAGTAAGATTTTTAACTTCGCCTACGTAGTAAATATCGTTAAAATTAGGATCTTCAGTATATGAATAAACTAAAGATGCTGGATCTACATAATCTACAGTTATACCTTGAGAAAGGTTAAAATTAGTTTTAGCACATGATATGCCTAATACAGCTAAATCATATGCTAATCTTCTTTTAATCTCATCGTATTTGTTTGAAGAAAAAACATTTTCAATTAATTCTTCTTCTGCTATTTCAACACTTTGTTTATAATTAAGTTGAGTATACAACTCTAACTCTTCTTCGTTATCTGGTAATTTTTCTGGATCTGGTGATGCAAAAAGGTTTTGGCCCATTAATTGGTTTAGCTGTTCTATAACCTCTTTATTTCTCATATCCCTTAATGCGTTAAATACAAATTGTGTTCTTTGTTTTAAAGCAAAGGGATCTGTAGCAAATGATTTTATTTCATAACCTTTATCGGTCATGCCATTAACTATTATATCAACAAACTTAGGAAGTATAGGAACTATTTTCCAGTCTAAGTTTAAATAAGATAAATCACCATTAATAGATAATTCATCTTTATATTTTTGTATTGGTTGTTCTCCTCTAGCGTACAGTCTTAATCTATGAAAGTTTTGAAAATTTTGAAGATATCTTTCTCCTGAATAATCTTGATTAAACCATTCATTTTCTATTGCTTGAGCAACTTGAAGACCATACTCATAACTGTTCTTCACAGCGTCTGGTACCACCTGATCCGGAAACGAACTGTTATAATTTGTATATATCATTTATCTACATTAATTTAGAAATTACTCCTTTGTTGTCATATTTACCTATATTCAAATTTACAGGTTTATATTCTTTTTTTGCTATAGGTGTATATTTATTTTTATTACACGCCATAATAGCTAATCCAGAACTAATAGAAGCATCGTGTTTTGTTCTATTGTTTAAATTAAATTTTGACCAATCATTTAAAGTTCTAGTAAATAACATATTTCCATATGCGCCTTCTTTAAAACCTATATTTTGATCTATATAAGATTCAATAGCAGCTGCGTGAGCTTGCTTCATATCCTCACTAGAGTTTGGTATACCTCCAATTTCTCTTTCTGTTATTGATAATTTATTTTTTAATTTATCAGGTCTGTTCATTGAGTAACCTCTATAACCTCTACGTTTTAAATAATATAATAATCTTGGTTTATTATTTTCAGCAAGTAAAGGCATACCATAAAAGACCAATGACATTAAAACATCTTCAAAAAATATTTCTGCATTATCAGGTCTAGATATATATTCTAAAAAAAATAAATTTACAGGTGCATCTTCCATACTAAACTTTGTCAACCCGTGTAGCGAACCTTTAGAACCTCTACCATCTACAGTTCCGGATATATCATAACTATCACATCCAAATGCTCCTATATGCTCATTGCCAGGATATTTTAACCCATTTTTAAAAAGTATTCTATTTTGTAAATTAACTGGTGGTACCCATGAAATATAAAATCTACCTTTGTCATTAGGTACGAACATTACAGTTGTATCTTTTACACCATCAAGCCACTGAAAATTACCTCTTGTAATTAATTCATTATATTTTTCTTCTTCAATATAATCTATTTGCTCGTAAATTTTAGAGAGATTAAATAAACTTTGTTTTGTTTCATCTCTAAAAGCATGTTGAGTAGTTCTTGGAAATTGTCTATAATACTCATTTAAAGCATCTTGATCGCTTTTTAAACCCTCAACTTCATTTATCCAATGATCAATAACACCAATATCTATTTCGTCGCCGTCGATATTTTTAATATCACCTCCGGTGGTATCGAAGATAGGTAATCCATACATATCAATGAATCCTTCGTAATTCCACTCCATAGGTATGAACAAACTATATAATCCTGAGCGAGTCTGGCCATTGCGATTTCTGTTTTTGACATCTGAGTTTTCATATATTTTTTTGAAATTTTCACCACCTTTATCTAAAGCATTCGATGTTGAACCCATCATACATTTACCAACTATCTTACTTCCTAATCTTAAAGTAGTTTTTGTTACTCGCCAGTTGTTAATTATATTATCTGGTCTTTCCCATTTACCAGATTCATCATGAACTAAAAGTTTTAGTTTTTCTCCATCATAAGAGTTATCACCGGTATTCTTCCAGTCTATAGTAGTATCAAGCCCGTCAATATCTAACTGTGATTCACCTATTTCTATCTTGCGTCGAGTTAATTTTGAGGCGGGAACTCTATAAGCAAGCTCTGTCTTGGGGCGATCCATACCATCTTGAACGGGCTTGAAAAAGAAAGGATAATTAACACTAATAGGTACTACTTTATCTGTAAACATTTTTTTAGCATCAGCTCCTGTTTTAGATAAAACTCCATATCTAGAGTCACTTGAAACGGTGGCTTGGTTTACAAGTTCAGACGATGCCATAAAACTAAATCCAGATCTTCTATTTTTTAAATAACATATTCCATAACATCTACGATCAGCCTTACAAGCTTCCCAAAAAATATAGAATAACCTATTAGATTCTCTAAATTCTGCAGCGCCAACATCAATTTTAGTCCATTGTAAATACATGTAATGACTTCCTGTAACATAAGTAGGAACACCATTATTTATAAAACTAAAACCTTCTTCCCTTCTTTTAAATTCTTCGTCTATATAATCATACCACTTTTCTTTAAAATTTTCTGGATACGTGTTCCAATCAAAAACTGTTTTTATTTTTTTAAGTGGTTCTGGAAATTTTAATCTTTCCCAGTATTGATCTTTTTTTTTGTTTGATCTTTTGTAATATTTTTCTATTAAAGGTAAAGCAATTTTTAAATCTTGTATTTCATATATATCACCAATTTTACCAGTTTTACTTATAATAACAACATCATGTTCTTTATTATAACCATACTTCCAACTTTTTGTTTTATTGTATTTATTTACAATATTTGGTTTAATATAATTATCAAGAATTTTATATAAATCTTGTTTATACATTACTTAGCTCTATTTTCAGCAAAACCCCCAAACTTTTTTTCTTTTGATTTTATTTCATTCAAAAGATTTTTTTCATTTTCAATACGAGTTAATATTTCAAAAGCATCAAATATAGCTAACTTTTTTGTTGCAGCTGCGTTTTTTAAACGATCTGCTGCTAAATCTTCAGTAGCATCATTCATAATTATTTTTTCTTCGGCTACTTTAATTAACTCATCAACTGCTTTTTGCCCAGCTTGGATTATATTCAGTTTTGTTTTTTTGATATCCATAGTTTAAAACAATATCATTTGATTTCATACAATATAATAACTCATCATCTATTAAAAATTCAAACTCTGAATTAGGCGTAAACCCTAAAACATGTCCAGTTTTTAATCCTATGGCTTCTAATGAACTATTACTATATTTTAATACCCCAACAAGACTTTTAGTTTTAGTGTCTTTAAAATCATTTTTTTCAACTAATGGTTTTAAAAAACATCTATCATTAAAAGTTTTCCATTTGCTTTTATTTTTATATAGATATATTTGATCTATTTGACAAAAATATAAATCTTCTTTAAAGTATTTACTACTATTTTTTTCTTGTCCTTTTATATCGTAATATCTTCTAAAAACATTATGGTGAATTATTACATGATCACATTTTTTAATTTTAGTTTTAAAAGCTAATGGTACACTAATTACCTCTGCTAGTTTGTTTATAAATTTAAATTCTTCAATACTTGTGTTTAATAATAACTCTTTATCATTAATTTTCTTGGAGTTATTGTAACGATTACCTATAGGTTTGACTATAAAATCATAAACACTATTCATATTCTAAATTATATTCAACAGCAATAGCCATGTTTGAATTAAATTTTTTCCAAGGTAATACCTCGTTCCTTTTTTTTATATAAATATTATAAGAGTTATCAGTATCGTCGAATATGATATAAGCTATTTTATGTCCTC